ATGATAGACAAGGGAGTTTTAACAACAGACGAATTTATCGATTATCAAATCCAAGCTAGAGAGGCAGTTGAATTCGATGAAAACATGGGGCGAGAAGACGAAGGTGGAGATAGGTAACAAGTCTCCACGACCAGATGACTGGGTTACCGTTAACCTGGACAAATCGACACAACCTACGGTGAACGCACCTGCAACTAAAATACCACTGGAAGATGACTTTGCCGATCTTGTTTATGCTAGTCACATTCTTGAGCATCTCGATTACGGGAATCGGCATCCTAGCGCATATGCTGCTCTCAAAGAATGGTGGCGAATACTGAAACCAGGCGGCACTTTGATGGTGGGTGTACCTGATCTTGAAGTGTTGTGCGAGTTGTACCTAAAGGGAAGTACAGCAGATCGCGTGATGATTATGCGAATGATGATGGGAGGTCACTTAAATGAGTGGGATTACCATTATGCAGGGTACGACCAAAATTTATTGGCATCTTATCTGTCATACTCTGGATTTGAAAACATCGAGCGAGTGAGGGATTTCGGTTTGTTTACTGATGATTGCACAACGCTTGAATACAAAAACACACCTATATCACTTAACTTAAAGGCAACAAAATGTTCGACGTAACAACTCGCGAAATCTTTCTGTACGATGACATCGGACCAGCGTACATGGGGATGTTCGGGACCGAGACTTTAATGGAAGGCATTCGCACTTTTGGCAAAGGCCCGATTAACCTCCGCATCAACAGTTATGGAGGCAGTGTTGATGAAGCATTGGCTATGATTGAAATGCTTTCTAGGCATGATGGGGATGTTCAGGTCAGCGTCGACTCGATTGCTGCCAGTGCTGCATCGTTATTCCCAGCCTACTTCCCATCGACTGCTGCTCCTCACGCTCGCATCATGATTCACAATCCATGGGGCGTTGCCATGGGTGACGCTGAAGAGTTTCGTAAGCAGGCTGACATCTTGGACATTTACCGAGACAGTCTTGTTTCAATTTACGAAGAGGCAATGGGAATTTCTCGTTCAGAGATTATCGCAATGCTTGATGATGAAACTTGGTTTGGTGCAAAGGATGCTTTGCAGGCAGGTTTGATCGACGATATTGGATCAGGAACAATGGTTCCAGCGGAACCTGTGCCACAGGATCGATTCAAAAACGTGCCTCAGGACATGATCATGAGTCCAGTTAAAAGCAGCAAACCGCCCCAGCCCGACAACTCCAAGGAACTGACAAACAAGTTGAGTTTGCTTCGCTTGAAATGTAAGTTGCACAGGGCGAGATAGGTCGCAAAAACCTGGCAAACAACGGTGTATTGACATTTTTGGCAATTTATGGTATGGTGGTGCGGTCTGGAACCCACAATTCAGACAATGCGAGTAGGTAGCGACCGAAAGCGTATCTAAGACTGTAGTGGTCGAGGTATGCGTTTGGTCCTACCTATTTTTTTTGGACCTGCCTCGGCATGAGACAATTTAAAAGGAGAGTGATCCGTGAATAAGATCCAGATGTTGCGAGAAGAGCGTGATGCTCTTGCCGCAAAAGTCGAGGCTTTAACCATCCTCGCACAAGAAGAAGACAGAGACTTTTCGGAAGAAGAGCAGGCACAAGTTGATGCTATTATTGGCAGCGACGAAAACGAAGGCGAGTTGGCTGAGATCAACTCCAAGATCAAACGTGAAGAGCGTCTTGACGAGATTCGTCGCGACATTGCTGCTTCTCGTGCTTCCCAAACCATTCAGCCTCGCAATGAGCCTGGCGAAGTCAACATGAAGAATGTTACCGTTCCCGCAAAAGCTAAATCGCGAGGTTCTTTAGCTTCGTTTGATGGTGCGGACGCTGAAAAGGAAGCATATCTGGCAGGTTTGTTTTATCAAGCTGCCTTCACTGGAAACGAAAAAGCCGCTAACAAACTTAGCGATTTCGGCATCCAAATGGCCCAAACCACTGGTGACAACACCAAGGGTGGTTTCCTCGTGCCAGATATCCTCGAAGCACGATTGATCCGATTGGTTGAAGAGTACGGTGTCGCTCGCCAAGAGTGCCGTGTGATGCCAATGGGTGTTGGTGGAACCTTCAGCGTACCTCGTCGTGCTGGTGGATACACCGCATACTTCGTTGGTGAAAACGCCGAGGGAACTCAATCGGACCTGACGTTCGATCAAATTCAACTCGAAGCCAAGAAGTTGATGGTGCTTTCTCGTTGGTCGAGCGAATTGCCTGAAGATGCTGCTGTGCAGTTAGGCGATTTGATCACTCAAGAGATCGCATATTCTTTCGCCAACAAAGAAGACGATTGTCTTTTCAACGGCGACGGAACATCGACATACGGTGGAATCGTCGGCTGGGCAAATGCTGCCAATGCTGGATCGATTGTTGAAACTGCCGCAGGTGTTGACACTTTTGCGGAAATCACCATTGCTACCTTTGAAGAGGCACTTGGCAACCTGCCGAAGTTCCCAGGTATCGCACCTAAGTGGTATGTCCACCAGTCTTGCTGGGCCAATGTCATGCAGCGATTGGCTATGGCAGCAGGCGGCAACACGGTGCAAAACTACGAAGGTGGCGTTGGAATGAGTTTCCTCGGTTACCCAGTAGTGATTTCACAAGTCCTGCAATCTGGCAGTCCTTCGACTGACATTTCAGGCAACATTTTTGGTTACTTCGGTGACATGGCGATGTCTACTACACTTGGCGACAAGCGTGGCGTGACGGTTGCTACCGACTCCAGTTTATACTTCACCAGCGATGCAATTGCACTCAAAGCAACCGAGCGGTTTGACATTAACTGCCACGAGCGAGGTACTGCAACTGATGCTGGTCCTATGATCGCTCTGAAGGCTAACGCATCCTAACGGACCCATCGCTTTAGCCCCAGATGGACGGGGTTGGGGTTGGTTTTGGCTGACCCCTTCCCTTTTTTGATTACACATTACTTTAAGGAATTTCAAAATGAAACGCCAACAAAGTGCAGTATACAGCGTGTTGTTAGCTCCAGATGCTTCCGCTACCACCGCTCGCGCTGCCAATCTCGATTGTTTAGGTGCTGATTACGCATCGATCCTCGTCAACATTTCCGCTGAAGCAAACACCAACTCTACGAACGTAGCAGTTGATTTGCTGGAATCTGATGACACGGTTGTCACTAACTTCGCCACCTTTGCCGCTGCTAATGCTGTAACGGTCGATAACACGGATGCTGCCGTTCATGCGTTCCATGTTGACATGAAGGGTCGCAAGCGATACCTGCGTGTTACTGTCACTCCAGATACCACCACCAACGGTGCTGTCCTTGTGAGTGCAGTTTCTGCTCTCGATAAAGAAATCAAGAACGCTTCTAATGCAGATAATGCAGATAGCGTTTCTGTTTCCTAAAACTTAACTGCTGGGGCTAAAGCATGAGTACAAATAGAGGCAAGTTGAAAAATAGCTTGGTTGGCAAAAAGGTTGCCGCCTTTATGACAGCGCCTCGCTACGAATCAACGTGGGCGAGGAACATGATTGAAACCGCTCTGAAGGACGCTGGCATTCCGCTGGTCATTTCTCAGGGCGTGTTTTATGGGCAGTGCATGCAGCGAATGTTGGAGGATGCGATTTCAGCAGGCGTTGACATAGCAATCACGATCGACTTCGATTCGATCTTTGTGGCAGATGATGTCAGGTATCTTTTGTCCATAATCAAGGACGAGAAGTACGACGCGATTGCTGCATTGCAATCAAGGCGATCCATGCCTTATCCGCTGTTCACAAAAGGCGACAGCGATCAGGTGGAATTCAACGGCGAGCCTCTCCAGGTTTCGACGGCACATTTCGGATTGACGGCAATAAAACTGTCAAAGTTATCGGAAGTGCCTAAGCCGTGGTTTTGCTCGGTTCCCAAGGAAGACGGATCATGGGACGAAGGCAAAATAGATGACGATATTTACTTTTGGCGGCAGTGGGAAAAAGCGGGTCACAAGGTGTTTGTTGATGCCGCACTTACCATCGGCCATATGGAAGAAATGATCGCAACATTTGACGACAACGGCAACCATAAATTCGTGTATCCAAATGACTGGTTCGAGCAAAACTATATGCAAGAACTGCAACCAGAAGAAGTGCAAGAAGAAGAAAGTGGAACTGCTGTCTGAGTGGAATCGCTACGGAACAGGAACAGTATTCTTTGAGTGTCTTTTAGGTGCAGGTGTTACATCGCTTCTAATTGAGCGTGGCATAGCGAGGTATAAACGTGCGACTAACAAAGCTAACCGATCCAACAACACTGGCAGTGGCAAGGTCGGACGTAAAAGATCATCTAAGAATCGAACAGGATGAGGTCGACTACGACAATGATGTAGACGAGTTGATCTATGCTGCCATGGCATACGTCATGGAGGAAACGCACCATACGCTAATCACTACGCAATACACTGCGAAGTGGGATTGTTTTCCTGGGGACATACTGAAGATACCAGCTTGGCCGATCATTTCTATTGATTCGATTCAATACATAGACACTGACGGTGCAACACAGACATTATCTCCAGCATTGTATCGGACTGAACTAGTTCAATGCCCAGCGACAATTAGACCTGCGATTGACGATGATTGGCCCGATACTTTGGCAGACGCCATTGATTCGGTTACGGTCACCTTTACTGCTGGGTACGGTGCTGCGGCGACGGACGTTCCGTACATGTTCCGTTCGATGATCAAGTTATTGGTGGGGCATTGGTTCAAGCATCGCGAAGCCATTGGTTCGTCCAACACTCCAATTAAACTTGCCTTCAATGCTTTGAGGGATCAAGTGCGTGTTAATGAGTGGCAGGAGTTTCTCAACCAATGACCAACATATTTAGCGGCGACCTTCGTCACAGGCTAAGAATTGAAAAAAAGACCAATAAGATTGGTCCGAGAGGTCAGGCTTTAGAGGAGTGGAGCGAAGTCGGTCGCATGTGGGCGAAGATTACACCCATGTGGGGCATGGAGTTGGAAGTCGCAAGGAAGCGACAAGAGAATGTTAGTGTAAAGATTATTACTCGCAAGCAATTGGCTCGCGAAATGGACTCCAGTTACAGGTTGGTTCATCACGACGACATTTACAACATTGGGTTTGTAAACCAGGCGAGCGATGACCTGCGTGACATTCACGTAATGTGCAGCAAAACAAGGGTCTAATCTTGATCAAGTATGAATACAACAAATACGACTATGATCAACTTGAAACACAGTTGATGATGCTACAGAAGAAGACGAGGAATAAGTTTATTCGCAAGGCTACTCGACATTCTCAAAGGCGTCATCTGTTGCCACAGATCAAGCGTATGACTCCATCTGGCGGCAAAGGTGCGAGAGGTTTACATATAAACAAGGCAGGCGAGCGTAACAATCGAGCATTACAGGCCTACGCATATACTGGTGGTCGTTCGAAAGGTTTGTTGAGGCGATCATGGAAGATTCAGGCACTGAAGCGATCTAGGAGAATTGCAGGTACGTCCGTTGCCTCGTTCAACCCTGATGCGTTTTACGGCAAGTTCGTCGAGTTTGGTCGGACACACAACCTGTTTCTTCCAATGCGAAAATGGAAACTTATTCCACAATCATGGAAGGGAAAAGGAAACAGGCTTTGGTATAAGGGTCAGCACGTGTTTTTAAGGGTGGCGAAGAGACGCAAAGATATTGTTGAACGTGCTGCGATTCGCGAAGTATGGCGATTGATGAGAAAAGAAGTTAGCGGTAAGAAGTGATGGATATTACAGAGGCAATTATTTCACGAATTCGAAAGATGCCGAATCCACCCAACCATGTGGGGGAGGTCGTGCCGCAATCGATCACACACTTTCCATACGTTTTCATTATGAAACGATCAGAGGAATACTCTGACGATTTATGCTATCCACGAGTCAAGGACAACATCACTTACGACCTTGAAGTTATCAGTGATGACATTGACGAAGCGAGAAGTCTTTCATCCCAAATTAAGATATGGTTGATGGACACGGAATTGCATGAACTGAAATTTTTCAATGATGATGGGCTAGAGCAAACAATTCATGGTATCACCGTTGAAGATCACGATGATACTTACGTTAACCGATTCCCCGATTCCGATGAAAAGATTTTCATTGCGGCAATTGACATAGAAGCAATTTTAGGACAATTAGTTTAGGAGATAATGACCATGCCAACATCCAAAGCATTAGGTATGACCGTATACCTCAGCGATGCCACGACGGGAGCATTTACCACGATTTGTGCTACCAGCATCGATGGAGGTGGCGTAGAGACTTCGTCAGAATCACAAGAACCGTGCTTGGATGACACGGTCATTCTTGAGTACCCAGCCGATCCTAAGTATGCTCAACAGACCATCGAGTACAAGAAGATCGAAAGCACTGATGGTTCTGGAATTACCTATGACATGGAAACCGCTTGTCTGGACGGAACCCTTTGTCGGTATGCTCTGAAGATTCCTCTGGCAACTCCAGTTTACGCCACCCGAACAGCGTACATCATCTCCCACACAGACATGAGTAAAGAACGAAACCAAGACATGAAATCGTCTATCGTTTTTGCTCCACAGTCTGCTTGGACTTACTCTACAACCGCACCTTCCACTACTTAATCCTTGAAAGGGGCTAACATTGGATATCTTTGAAATCGGAACCGCTGCGAGAACTGCTGAAGTCACCATCCCTACACCTGGTGGGGATGCGACTTTTTTGTGTAAATCAGTCAGCATTGGTGTGAAGTCTAAGATTGAGTCAATCATTTCAAAACCCGAGGTGAAAAGCTCAAAAGACTGCACTGAGATGCGTTGGATTGCATTAAGCAATGGCGTTTTTATTTTGGAAACTGGCGAACCTGCTTTCACAAGGAACCAAAGATCCGAATTTAATAAATTGGAGTCTTGGTTTGTTGAGCCTTTGTTCGAAAAAATCCTTGAACTCTCAGGCGTCACAGGTAAAGACCGTGAGGACTTTGAGGGAAACTAGAAGAAGACCCTCGTGAGTTAATGCTATGGAAAATAGCTATCCACGGGGGTCATTTGCATCCAGACTTCATTCGGGACAAATTGACTGAAAGGCAACTCCACGAAATTGCATGGTACTACAATCGCCATCCATTCGGTTGCGAGATTGATCACATCATGATTGCTCGTGTTATTGCAAGTTTAGTTGGTGGTAAACCTGAAGACTACATGCCGAAGTTTGCAGAAGAACTAACTACAGAAAACATGGTTTCTTCCATGAGTGGACTGAGTCAGTTTTTAGCAGACAATGAAATCGAGGAATGAAATGGCAACAGTCAAATCACTTAGAATCATGCTCTATGCTGACCATCAAAAGTTAAGCAAGGGTCTTGATGGTGCAAAGAAGAAAGTCAAGAACGCTGTTCGCGACATGGCAAAAGCTCTCGCCACTGGTTTTGCTGCTCGTGAAATTGGCAGGACTGTTGTCAGTGGGATTCGAGAAGCGATAAAGATGGAGACATTCGCCGTCGACTTTAAGGTTCTTGGCACTGGTGGTTCCGATCTTTTGAAGCAATTCGAAAAAGATGCACAGAAAGTGGATTTCCCGATTGACCAATGGATGAAGGGTGGCTTGAAGTTGTGGAAAGCCGACGAAGGTCAATTGTTGGAGTTTATGGAAAGCAGCATTGCCGTTCAGAAAGCCTTGCAGACTGAACTTGGTGTAACTGCCCAGGAACTTAACAAGATGCGAATGGCTGGGGAGGTTACAGCAAACGACGTTCGTGCTGCGATGAGCAATATCATCATACCAGCAGACCAGTTTACAAAAGACGGCACAAAGCTATTTAGGCAATTGCGTGATGAGGCGATGAAAAGTCCATTTCCGATTGAAGATTGGATGCTGGGTGGCAAACGATTGCTAGGAGCGCAGGTTCCAGCAGAGCGTGTTGTCGAAATCATGAGAATGCTTGGCGAGATGAGTGCTGGCACTGGATCTAAAATTGCTGAACTGGGTCTTGTCTTTACCCAGATATTTGCCAAGGGCAGGTTGCAGGGTGAGGAAATGCTCCAGTTTATGGAGCGAAACGTATCGCTTAACAAGGCATTGCAAAAAGTGCTTAAGGTCAACAAGCAGGAATTGCAGAAGATGCAGGAAGCAGGCCAAATAACGCCTGAGGATGTCATCCGTGCCATGAAGGAGATGACACAGGAAGGCGGCATTTTTGGCGGGATGATGGCGGCAAAGATGCAGACCCTCGGTGGATTGGTTCAATGGCTTTCAAACCAATGGAGTTGGTTCACAGCAGAGGTGGGCAGTAGACTGATTCCTGCATTGGCAGTTGGTGCTGAATTGATTGGATCAATGGTTGCTCACGGGGCAATTATCAGTGGATTCTTTTCTTCTATCGTCACTGCCATTAACCTTGTCGTAATAGCTCTTGAAATAGTTCTTGGTGTACTTCATTTTATAGATGTGATGACACTTAACCTTTTTGGTTGGATTGTCGGGATTGTTGCTGGTTGGGCCGCTATTTCATACAGCATATACCTTGCAAACGTCGGCGTTGCTGCTTTAACTGGAGGAACCACGTTATTTGCCATTATATCCAAAGGGGTGTTGATGATTTGGACTGCTATTAGGGCAGCAGTCACAGGTGCAACTGGCGGCATGAACCTATTATTAGCTGCCGTTATTGCTGTAGGAACTTGGTTGGTGTGGTTGGTATCAAGTAGTTGGCTAACTCGGTCTACTGACCAATTTGAAAAGATGAGGCAGGATGCAGAAGAGATTAACAAAAACATGAAAGCTGCGACCACTCAGAAAGCCACAAAGCTATTTATTTTTGGCACAGCAGAACTTGCTAACTTCACAGCACGGCAAAGAAACAAACAACTGGCATTGGCAGAAAAGCAGGTACAAGAATTGGAGCGTATCCGCGAAAACACTGCCAAGGAAAAAGAAAAAGAATTTAAGCAGAAAAAAACTGCACAGACATTCTCTAAATCAATAGTATTCTCACCGTAGGGGCAATAATGGCAGTTACTCAAGTTAAGCCTTTAAGGAAAGTTGAAGCGGACGCTGGAACCGATTCAATGGAGGTGACAGTTGATTACCGTGTAACATGCGACTCTTTAAATGACGGTCCCCAAACTGTTTTAGGAAAATTTCCTCTTGGCAGGATCGTTGACGGGTACATCAAAGGTGGTCACGCTACCCCGTCGACCAAGAATCCACCACAAGTTTTAATGTACCCTTGGCCCGAACAGTGGTGCAGCGACATCACAAAATATTGGACTGCCGAAAATGGAATGGGCATACAAGCGAAAGTTGCCTTGTTCATTTCCAATGTAAGGATTGTTGAACGCGAAAAGATTGACCGTCAAAACGGTACAGTAAATTGGATTGTCGAGGTAACATTTTCTCGCGATCAAGAACATGGTGCTGATTACTCTATTCGTGAAATAACGCCATACTATCTCTATGAGGATCAGCCTCAGGAATATGGAGCATTCCTTGGACTGTACAAAAGAGTTGTTACGACTAAAAAGCCAAGTGATGGCCCGAGTCAGCCTGGGCAATGGGCTAAATTAAACGAGCCTTTTTATATAGATGAAACGGTATTTAAAGGTTACGTTAGCGAAGAAGATGCTGACGAATGGAGACCTTTGGCACTATGCAACACCGTTGGGACACCTCTTGAGCCAGGCTCCTTAGTCCAGCGTGTAGCTCGACCTGCCTTCAAATGTGAATGGTTTTCTTATACAGCTTTAGATTTCAGTGATGCGGTTGGTAAGGTTAATGCCAGTCCCTATACGCTTGTAAGTTGGGATTCAGGATGGAAATGGCCTACGAATTCTTTTGCTGGGGAAGGTGCTGACCATCCAGCAGTCATCTTTTATCGATGCTTCAATCCAAGAGAGCTGCTCGTCCACACTGTCGATTGCGAGATAGTCAATTGGAGTGGTCGCAGGTGTTACAAGTATAGTGTTGATTTAATTTACGATCGCGATGGTCACGACAAGTACATTGCTAATATCGGATCAGATGGTTCTGCCAAAGTTGGATCTGACACTGTAAGTGGCGGCACGGTTCAGGACGAAGATGTGCAGGAGGGAATGAGTCCAACACAGCTTTTAAAGGGCGTCGATGGATCGGGTCCAAGTCGTGATGTTTTTATTAATTACGATGGAACTCCACTTGTCAAATACGGAGCCAATGGCGATCCTCGCCAAACCACTGCTGATGCTCTATTCATGAAATGGCGAATCCACGAAGAAGTTGAATTCTACGATCCTTGGACAATAAAATCTGGACCTCTCTCTGGTGATTATGATTTCCAAAAGGCAAGTTTTTTCCAGACAGGCAATACAAATGGCGGTGAACTTGGCAAGTGTCCTCTCTTTTATGATGGTGGCTGGAGATACTACGACATCGATCGTTCCGACCTGACAGAATTGACAGTGCCAGATGAAAGCACTTGGCCCGACGGTGTTTGTCGCGAGCCTGAACCTGGGAACGAAAAAACAAGGTACAAAAAACGGAACCCATAAGGAATAACAAATGGCTGACTTAGTAATAACACCCAACAGTGTCCGTTCGCAGGCACTTACTCCACTTACAGCGGTACAGTTTGGCGAAGCGGTTACGCCTGGTGTTGTTCTTTACCGCTCTTCATCCGATAACAAATACTACAAATCTGATTGTGACGCCACATCCACAGCAGATATCGATGGTATCGCAATGTCACACGGATCTGCCGACGAATACGGATACGTTTACAACTCAACAAACACAAAGCTAGATCTGAGCGTAACACTTACGACAGGAACAGCATATGTTGTAAGCGACACTGCTGGTAACATCATGCCTGACACCGACCTTACCACTGGACAATACCTATCAATCATAGGATACGGTGACGCAGATGGTTTATTGTCGTACCAACCAAACGTAACAGGTTTAGCGAAACCGTAAGAAATGCGTGACGCAAAAAGCGAAATCGAACGACTAAAGTCGGATATCCGATTGCTGCAAGGGAAGTTGCATAAAGTAACATCTCGCCTCGGCAGGTTATCACAAATCAATCCATACCAGCACATGTTGGTTGAGGCTGATGAAGACATACAACCAAACGAAGAAGGCACTTGCAGCGTCGTTTGGAGGTTAGGCAAAACCCCAGGTTACGATGATCGCAAACTTAAAAAACGCAACTCTTACAAAATCAAAGTTTATAACCATCGAAAAACTCCGATATGGAAGGATGAACAGTTTCACGTTGCCGTTGATACTTGGGGAGATTACTATCGCATTCGCGACAGATCGCATTACACATCCTTTTTTCTGACAGGTGACGAGGGAATACCTGCTGCAAATGGATATCAGCCAGAATATGCTTCGTGTAAAAGATATTTTTTTAACAAGAATTCTGGTGTATTAGAATTTGTTGAAGATTCTGTAATCGCTGGTGCGGTTTACGAAAATGTTTACAACCACACGGAGAATCCAATTGGATCAGACAAGTTGATACAGGCAAAGTTGATTGACGGTCATTGGTTTGTTGATGTGGAACCGTGTTAAATGAGTTTTAAGAATCACGGGCCAGGTGGGTGTTGTTGTGTTGGTACATGCCCGTTCTGGCAGGACCAATTCGACCTGAATGGATGGTATGTTGACGACGACGGGCGGCAAGTGTGGGATACTCACTTGGGATCGAGTACGAGTTTTTACGAACAGAACGGGGCTATGGTTGCAACAAGAAGTCCAACTGGTCTCGGTGCGGGTAACCAAAGGGATCAAGGCCCAAGGCTGCGTTACGGCTTTCTTGAGCCAGAAGGGGCGTTGCTATGGGATCTCGACAAGGGGTACAAAGCACAGTACACCATAAATGTTGATTACGGGCATCTTGTTCTTGGTCACATGAACGCAGGTTTGCTATTTGATTCGCTAACAAACAAAGCCTACCCCGTATCAGCGAGCAACTTATACTTGAGCTTTTCAGAGATATCTGGCGAAGGCTTCGACTTCGACCCAAGTTACCCGTTTGATGTAACATTAACAAGGTGCGGTGCGATCTCAACCGTTTACAACGATCCGACCTTTGGGGTCTGCCAGATCAACGCCGGACCAGACAGGATTGGAAACACAATAGACTACAGGTTCCAAACAGACCCGAACCAAGGGCAGTGGACTGGTCGGCCAAGAACTATAAAGTTCGACATGTGGGGTAATGTGAAAGGAGACCAGCTTAGCTCACGGACACCGTTTAGCAACGGGAACAGAAGTTACTATCCCGCTGTCGTTCCATCAACACCTGAAATAACAAGGGTAAACAGGACTGACTGCCAACTAAGGCTTCACGACCTGACGATGGAGGGTATCGGTAACCTTTATAGGTACTCGATATATCCCAACAACCCAAAAAACCCACTCGTTTCATTGGGGGCCGCAACCGTCCCAAGTTACGAGGAAATTAAAGATTGCGAAATTGTCCCAGAGTGGAACATTGACGACTGGATAAACCCGTACAAGGTCGGAAATATCGAAGGTTATCCGATATTCGGCGGGGAAGCAAAGAACCAAGTCAGAGTCACGGTTAGCGGTAGCCCATCACGACCCATTGACGGCGAGGACACGACTGGACGGCTTACCAACACAAGTGAGTTCGCACAAGCTCGTGGATATGGTGCTTACATTTGGAAGGACACGCCAGTACTTGTGCCATCTGGGATGGTAATAAACACAGGCAGACACATTCGGAGGTTGGTTAACTTTAATCGACCCAACACCATACTCTGCCGAGACGACTTCATTATGGACAACGTGCAGGAACAAATAAGGATCAATTACTGGTTCGAGATCGGGGCGGCAGGAAATAGGGAGTTTCCGTTTGAGCTAACATCACCGTTCGCTGCTGATGTCAGCGTTATTAACAATGCAGCAGTGGCAACACCAACCATCGACCCAGCCGATGCGTGGACGGCGGTCGGAAATAGAGAATGGCTTATAGAAAAACTTTAACAGGAGCAAATAAAATGGGACAAGTGAATCAAACAACTATTACCTCAGGAACAATTGTCAACACTGACATTGCAGCGAGTGCAGGACTTTCAGCGTCTAAGCTACAGCACCAGCATGTTTTAGTTGCCGATTGGGGGTATGCTGATACTCAAGGAAGTATCGCCACAGAAGACGAGACTCTGTTTATTGCTAGTAGTGCTGGCGAAATCAGAGAAGTCAAGGTCTGGATGGTCAACACAGGTTCTGCGACGACTAATATTGATTTCGACCTGGAGGTTAACGGATCTTCCGTCCTTACTGGCGATATCAACATTCTTAACAGCACGGCAAACTTTACCGCTATCTCTGGAACCATTTCCAGTGGAACCTTAGCCGCAGGTGATTATGTGACTGCCGTCATCAAAACTGTTACATCTGACAACGGCAGTACAGGACCAAGAATGCAAATTACCGTAGATAGCACCTACGTTTAATCCAGCAATGGCTTGTTTCCCTTTCTCATTGCCTGTTTGAGCGAGCGAACGGAGGCTTGGAGTTTCTTTACGGTTACCTCCAAGTCCTCCGCTTGTCTTCTCTGAGCAAACAATTTCTTTTCAAGTGCCTCTATCTTGGTGTTGTTTTCCCGAACGTGCTGAAAAATAAACCAGACACCCATCTGACCATACTGATCCAGCATTTTGCTGAGTTTTTCAGGCGACTGAATTAACTCTTCAGTTAGCCGATTGTAAACTTCGCCTTTGGTCATTTTCATGTGCTACTCCTAATGATGCCTTGTCTATTGCCTGCTGTAGCTTCAATATAGCATCCCAGTGCCTTCCTGCTTGAGAGGCGATATCAAACCCTAAAAGAACCAACTGAGCCTCCTTCGCCGCTCTGAGCAGATCTGGTGCTGCAACCAGCACCTGTTCTGTTACATCTGGTTCGTCGGTGCGGATGTGGTACGTTCTTATATCGCTCATAATAACTTCCATTCTAACAATGTAAGGTTACGGTGATTTGGAAAGTTTGCGTCAATAATCTTGACCGCTTCCTTCCAGCTATAGGCTTTAACGTAAAGCGTTTCGATGTTTCCGCGAAAACGAAAATTGTATTTGTAAAGCCCTTTGCGATCAGGGTTAAATTTACCCTTAGTGGAATGCTGTTGGCATGTTGGTGCAGTCTGATGCATCATTTGGGTGGAACAACGCTTCACCATTTTGCAACCTCCTTCTCATCACTTCTATTTTGCCAATTGAACCAGGCGGGTAATGCGTTGATTCAGTTGCTGGTTCAGGAACAAACGTCATATCATTTTTGAAGACCTTAATCCACCTGTCAACGGTGTTGATTTCTTCTATCGGCATAGCGGATGCTTTCTTGTCGATGTAAGCGAGACAATCACCTCCGCACCTATGGCTTTTGCCACTAATCAAGTTTTGTTTGCGAACAGACCTCCTCTCGCCACACGCACACTCGCAAGGAACATAAATTGCGTAGTTACAGTTTTTGTACTCTTCGCCAACAACTTCCCACAAGCCATAAAAATCTCCTATTGCCATTGCTAGTCTCCCTTCTGATGTAGATCATCCATTCGTAAAGCAGAAACTGGCAAGTACCAATCCACTAATCGTTTTGGCATGTTAGGCCAGTCTCGGGGTGGATACTTCCAATTGTGGTTTCTTGCAAAGTTTGCGTACAGTTGAGCAAATGTTCGGTGAGGTTTGTATTTCCTTGCACCGTAAACTGCTCCACTCCACTTACTTTGCAATGATTCAGTTGTTTCTAGCTTTCGACGCTGACGCCATTCCCGTATGTCCATCGCAACAAGTTGACCATTAGTTTGGATCACCTTGCGATTAGCCTTTGCCGTTGTTACCTCCCAGCCACACCAAGGGCATTTCTTAAAATCAATTCTTACGCCATCGCAATTTGGGCATGTCAGCGGTGCTGGTTCATCACCTTCGCGTATCCGCTCATTCCTAATAGCTGCATAGGTCGAATTGGTCATGTTGAGATCCCAGGATCTCGTAGAGTTCAGACTGCCGTGACGCCAGTAATTCCCGCCATGGTCCTGTATCGTGACTGAGTCAATACTTGGATGGTTTCTTAGCATTCTGCCTCCAGCCTGAATGTAGCTGGTAACACTTCCAAAGGTTGTAGCAAAAATGCAATGACCTAGCCAAGGCCAATCAATTCCTTCACGTAGCACGTGCCTATTAGTGCAGACTTTTATGTCGCCACTTTTACTACGTGCAGCGATCTCGTCGCGAACTTCCTGAGTCGTTGTCACCAACTTGCCGTCCAAATAACAGTTTTCGCCATCAATATGTGCAGCAGAAATACCGCATCGGATAAACTCTTTGCAAAGGAACAATGAGCCAGCTACATCAGGTCCAAACAATATCGTTGGGCGACCGTCAGGATTAAGTCTGCGGTAATTTTCAATGACACTTCCGTAGATTCTTTGAACATAATCAGCACGTTTGTCGACAGCGATACCGCATTCAGATCCAATCTTAATCTTGCCAGTGACCTTACTGCTGACCTCACTCGGGGCAAAGTGTTTTGCAGGAACGTGCGATCCACATTCGCGCATTTCTTCGTTAGTACCAGCAACCACTAAATGATCGTAAGCATGACCAATCTCAAGGGGAGTTGCAGTCCACCCGATCCTGACGCCACCATGTAGCTCTAACAGTTCAAGTGTTTTTCCATTGCTGTTGTTGTGTGCTTCGTCGATATGTTGAAACTTGCTGTTGTGGATATCTCTGCTTCCATGTTGCATCACAGCAATCTTCTCTGTTTGCAACATTGCTAATTGAGTATCAGCAAGCAAAGCTACCCGATGACCACTAGCCCGCCTTCCATAAAAAATATTGGCATCATCTAGGTTACCTGCCAATTGCGAGAACAACATTTTGCGATCGGTGTACAATGTTGATTTGCGGTTGGCTAATATGTGAGTCATCATCATTCGACTCTTACCAGCACCCGTTGGAGCAGTAATGCAAATCCTTGTCTCGCCAGCGTCAATTAGGTTTTGCAGTTCGGTTAAACCTCTCACTTGGTGGGGCCAAAGTCCTTCGAAATTCATAGCAGACTCCATTCTTGAAAAAGCAAATTAAAAATGGCTAATCCGTCTTTTGGGTGGACGCAATTTCGTAGCACTTGTTTTTGGCACTTGTCACCGTCGTAATAAATGTTGTAGAAGTGTTTCATTTTGTCGGCACTTGTGGATATATGCCTACATTTTGTACTGGATCTCTTCAGTCTGGTCTCGATCCCAGAGACTCCCTCCGACTAGTCGATTCAGAGCCAATCAGCTATTTCCTTATGTCAATCGCATCAACGCATTCACACAGGTAATCTAAGTCGATAAAGATAAAAAGATCCTTTCTGTCAGGTCTGCCATAAAATTTATTTACAGCGTATCCATATCTGGGTTTTTCCCGTTTAAAAGAAACGTCATCTGCATGAAGGTATTTAGTCTCAAGAAAATCAACAAGATCAGTTCGAGCAAAAACTTTGAATTCGCCATTGTCCAATTCAAAAGCAATGTAATCCGCTTTTCCGTAGATCCAACCTGGGTAACCAGCAATGTTTTTTACTTCGAGTAAAACACTACCTGCCGCATCACATCCACCTTTGCTTGCCTTTACATCAAACCTATGGACGATGCGATTATCGTTATCAAGTGTCGCCACATCCCAATGTTCTGTTCTATCCTGCTCGTAGGTAGCTTCTCTGGTCTTGTTGCCACGCTTTTGCAAGATAGCAGCAAATCGATGTTCGCATTTCGTTCCTCGTTTCTCGCACTCAGTTATTCTGCCTTTCATTCCGAATCCTTTCAGCATAAGTGCTTAAATCTTCAAGCACATCGTTTAACCTTTCACGCGACTGATTGAATCCGTTCCAGTCAGTTTGTCGATGCAGGCTGTGCAATGTTTTTACAAGAGTTGATATTTGCTTAAGGGCTGTGTCGATAATTAGGTGTGGTGGTCGTTTGTTCAAATTTCCTTGTCTCCCGTTCAATGACTCGATCCAAATACCATTTAGCTTTTTCCAGATCATCCAACAATGGCTCGCCTGGTTTGTTACCTGCTCTGCAAACGTACTTGATGACGTTGCCGAGGCAAAAGTCCAAACATTCTGCAATGTCGATTACCTCTGCACCTGTTGACGTGAAGTAATGATCTGGATTTGTTTTATTAGTCACTTTGCTCGCCCCAGGTTATCTGAATAATCGTGCGTTCATCTTTCGACCACAGTTGTTTTGTAGTTACCGACGAAACAAACTCTGGACTGTCGTCGAGCAATACACCTGCGTGAACTAAACCATCGATCACTGCTTTCGCAGAAATGTTATCGATATCAATTAGCTTTTTACGAAAGTTAACTATTGTTATCTTTGCTGCCATTGATCTGCCCCATGTACTCAAAATAGGTTTTCGAACCTTTCGATGAATTGCATGAACGACAAGCTGGCACGAGATTGCTCGGCCAATTTTGTCCACCTTTAGATAGCGGTATCATGTGATCACACGACAACCACCCTTCAGGCGTTTCATGTTTCTCAACACCACAGTAAACACATTTGAAACCGTGGTAAGCTAACCTCTGCTGCCAGTCATTGGCAGTGAAAAATCCTTTTGCATTAAGACTCCTAGCACGACGGCGATGGCTTTTAGCCCTTATCTTGTCACGGTTCCTTGAAGCGAACCTCGCCACTGCCTCCCTGTGCTTTTCTTTGTTTCTGCGTTGCCACGCGAGAGCAGTCTTTAAGGTGCATTCTTTGCACACTGACCGCACTCCGTATTTACCTCCTTTGACTTTGTGAAATTTGCTTACGGTTTTTTCTTCGCCGCACTTCGAGCATCTTTTAGTTTTTGTTTGTTTCTTTTGCTGGGACGTATTGTCGCCATGTAATCCATTACTAGGCATTCGTCAAACACTCCATCGTTGACTGCCGCTGCGATTATTTTATGCATCAGATCCCTAACCTTTTTCCGCTTCCAGTGGTTAGCTGACAGCAGGAAGTTCCATGAAGGTAGTGGAACTGGTATTTCGATTGTCAAGTCTCCCGATTCTCTCGCCTTAATTTTGCAAGCTCGTGTAAAACTGAAAGAATAAACCACAATGCCAACGGTATCACCGCCCATGCAGCATGATAGGCACAGACGATGATAACCGTCAGCAACGAAAAAAAAGCAAAACTATCTAGGAATTGCCTGTACATAATTAAAAAGGGATGTCCGCTGTTGAAGGAGAGGTAGCAGAGTTAGAGGATGAATTGCTGCCACCCGAACCTGAGCCTAACAACACCAAACGATCCCCTTGTATTTTGTGCTTTGATCGATTAGCACCCGTGTCCCTGTCTTGCCAGTTATCTTGTTTCAGGCGACCCTCAACCAAACATGGCGACCCTTTTTTAAGGTACTCGCCAGCAATTTCTGCCGTCCGACCCCAAAACGTGACATCTATGTAGGTGGTTTCTTCGCACCACTCACCATTGCGTTTTACGCGATCGTTCACCGCCAGGCGAAGATCAGTGACACACGAATCACCAACTTGCCTCAACTCAACGTCAGCACATAGATTACCAACCAAAACAGAACGATTAAAACTAGCCATTACTTTTTACTCCTAACTCGAATGCAATCTTTAATTTCCTTACCAAGTCGCGTTTTGTCTCGAACAAGAACCACTTCCTTGCCGATCCATTTACTCGCATCGCGACCGTGAATCGCCGCAATCAGTTTGCCGTTGCTCTTGTTCATGATAAATGGCAATGGCTTTTCCACCTCCCCACCTTTCACAATGTAATGCACAACTGGTTTATACTGCTTCTCTGCTTTACCTGGCAACTGCATTTCCACCTTCGCATCAATACGTCTGATTTCAATCAGAAGTCCTTTTTCAGGAAGATGAAACCATCGCAGGTAGTTACTGTCAAAAAGACTCTCAAAATCAACCACCGTAATCTACCTCCGTATGATCATGGTTAAGCCAAATCCAATCAGCACCTTCGTCCTGACCAATGTTAAAAGCAACCTCTTTGTATCGCTTGTAACGCTCGATGCATACGTCAATGTCGTCGCGAGCCTTATCGAGCCACTCGACAGGTATTCTGAAAACCGTAACGTCAATAGGAGACTGTTTCCCAGCAGCAATGATGTAGCACTGGTCTAATGGAAATTCATAGCCGTTTTGCCATGCCAACTCGATGTACCATCGCAACTGGAAGCCATAGCCGTATCGAAAAAATGCTCGTCGAAACTCACGAATCGATGAGTCTCTTGTGGTCTTTAAATCAAACAACAGGGAGTCAGATATACCATCTGCCAATCCTTTGATCGGCACACCTGACCACAGACCATCCATAGCTGCCTGCGTAATCCCTGATGTGTCATTAGTGAAGTTCTGAAAAAACTTCTTGCGTTTAACCTGCTCCGCAACCGAGGCACAGAAGGTCCACTCATCCTTGGTGATAAATGTCTTACCCTGATTCTCTTTAGCGAATTCAGACATCTTCTGCTTCACGTAACCAGTTCGGTTGCTGGTCGAAGGTTTCCCATCAGCCGTCACGTTGCCAGTGCAGTTGGCATAGTCAGGTGGTATCACAAACTGCTCGTTAACCAAGTCTGGAGTTAAAACCATAACGTCGATTAAACTGCCTACCCGAAACGCATCACTGGTCGCTGGAGGTGGCTCTAAATAAGCTAGACCGCTCTTGAGCAACCTCTTTGCCATTGACTGCGACAGTCCGCTCATGTCGCGATACTGCTGATCTGGGATGTTATAAATACCCATCCATGTCTCCTTTTTTTAATTGCATGTCACCATCATCATTTAAGTAACAGTGTTTTTCGATAAGTTCAAATATCTTCTCCCGAACTTTTACGACACCGTACCAATATATTGCTGCCTCAACCGTGTTTTTAAATTCGGTTGGGTCTTTGGTGTTTCTACAATCTCGCCACTGATCAATTGTGGTCGAGGGGTTATCTAAAAAATAGCGTTTTAGATGTTCAAAGATAATTGCATTAGATTGATCCGAATCGGCAATCTTAGCAATTTTCGCTTGCAAGAATTTGTCATCCATGTTTGTCTCCTTGTGTCTCGTAAAAGCAGGGGAGGGTTGGCCTAAAGGGAGGTAATTTGCCAACGCCTCCCACTGCTCTTTGGAGACTGACCTGATAATAGCGGGTCAGTTATCGCTGTCTAGTGTCTGTTGTTTCATCAAATCAAGATCGCTTTTTGTATCGCTTGATATCAATATTCATTTCGCGAGCAACAATATCAGCTAAACGATGATTCAGTTTATTTTTTGGAATTCCACTGTCGATGGACAGTTGCTCCATTAGCTCTTTAGGTCTCCAGGTTTTGCTGTAGTATTTTTTCGGGTTCAGCGTGACAGCTTTGCATAACGCCATACCTTTTTGCAGCGAACTAGTCATTACCAATCTCCTGTAAGTTGAACTCTTTCTTGTAATCTTCGAGGGTCTCAAACCACTCCAAGTAATCAATGATCCACTCAAAACCATATCTCTTGGAAATATACGCATCGGCAGCGAGAAAGTGCTGTGTGTCCCAGTCGTCACCGTATGCGTCCATCCAATGTTTTGCATTCGCAAAGATGCGAGGGAGCCTAAGGCTCGCATAAGTGCCAGTGGCATCTCTGCAAACCCTAGCAACCACAACACCACTTGGCATATCACTCATTGTCCTCATCCTCCCACATTGCGTCGAAGCAATCGCTACAAATGTGACTCATCAAGAACTCACGATCGTTAACCGACAGATATGGGGCCGCATCTTGGATGTACTCACCGCCCTTCCATTTATAGTAGTCCTCGGAGCGAATCGCCAAGCTCACGCTCTCTGAGCATAAGATGCACCGCCCGTTGCAGTGGGCGACGCCATCTACGTGTTGAACAATCATTTCACCCTCCTAATCTTTGGTCTCTTTCCGTAACGTGTAATGTATTTCTTTGCACTCGCAACCGTCAGGAATCCACGCAGGCGAGCCGCAGGTGGGACCGCTTCCTCTGGAAGTGTTGTCGTAAATCCGACAGTGTGACCACCATCCTTACCAACAAATAGCTCAGGCCAGATGTAGTGACCTTTGTAGTGAATTAAGTTATCCATCGAGTCTCCAGTTTCAAGCAAACTTTTGCAAACTATACAAAACAGCAGGGGGGTGGGTCAATTGCAAAAAAAATCTAAAGGTCAAATATTTTTAGGAGGTGGGGTATATTCAACCTGGGGTCAACTTGCGTTGTGCTGTCTTTTGAATTAGCAACGGCAATCTTTCTGCGTACTCTCATCTTTTACACACACAACACTAATGACATTTGCTCGGGAACTAACTTCACGCACAGCAGCGTTAGCATCGTCAGCCCGCACAACAATATTCCTAACGTCATCTTGTTTGCTGCCAGCAACGATCGATTCAACAAAAAAGTAACTCGACATATCAATTCCCTAATCTGAAGAAAGACGAACAAACACAACCATGTTTTTTGCATTGTCAAAAATGACGCCACTCTTTTTTGCTTCTATAGACCAAAAATGTGTGCAGTTTTTTCAACCCTGTCAATTTGTCAGTGACTTTTTGTCACGTGCCAAGTTGTCAGTGACATTTTGGCAGGCCTGTCTTACCTATTTTAACATAGCTCTCAGATCGCACACGATCGATTGTAACGCATGCCAGGAAAATCCGACATCCTATTCGAATTGGCATTTTAAAATGCGTCATTCGCCTGGCAGGGATGCGACGATTCATGCATTTTGAATCCAACAAAAAAACCTGGGACAACAAAGACGAAAAAACCCCCTACCAATCGCAAACGATCAATAGAGGGTTTCAGCGCCTGCCAGCGCGATAGATCAAGCAGCTACGCAAAGGTAGCCTCAATCCGATTGAGGATTGTTCGTAAGATGCTGGCAGGCAAAACAGATTGTAAAAGAGCAAGTGCCGATAGACAGCAAAAAACCCCTGTCCCAATTAAGAGACAGGGGCTGATTGTAGCCTATTCATCAAAATAGCCTTCACCAAATTCTACATTGTAATGCGAGGCGATTCCCCTCAGCATTAAGTATTGGTTTCTTGTTACATTGTCGCCACTGCAAAAAATGCGAATGCCTCCGTCAATGTCTTTAAATTCAATAACAGCCAATATCCTATAGTCATCCTCACTGCAAAATGAAATATGCGGATGCGAAGTTGAATATGCGGACGGAACAACGCCTAATGCAATTGTCACATCGCAGGATATTTCCATTAGCCTCATTGCTTTTTTGTTTTTCATTCAACACCCCCTATCGATTTTCATTGGCAAACTGATGTGCAGCTTCCCAAATTAGGTACAGTTCAGAATTATCGGTATCAGCAAAATCGGTTTCAGAATCGAAATAGATAGTCTCGCACAAAATGCGTTTGTCGTCCGCAGATGCTGAGACGTTTTCCCATTTACCATCGATCTGTTTTACGATTCGCCAATCGATATCGTAATTGTCCAAAACATATCGGCATTCTGATTCGCAATCGCCTGGCGATGTGCAATCAAGTAAATCCTGCTTAATCGTTTTACGTTCATCGGCATTCCAGCTTGATGCTGAAACGTAACCGCAAAGACTCAATTCAACAATCATTTTGTCACCCATTCTTTTATTTCGGCAATGGCTTGCGCTATCCCCTTGCGATGCATAAGACTAAACATTTCATTTTTGAACGGAAAACAAACACCGTTCCAAAATTTCATTTCATCATCGTTTAATTGATCAGCAATGTAAGATTACGTTGGCATTTGTTTCTATTTACCGACGTTTTCTTACTTATGCCCCAATTTTGCTCTAATTTCATCAGCAGCAATTTTAATAACTCCCCTGCGACATCCCTTGTCTAACCATTCCCATGCAGCGATTTCCCTATCCTCATCATCCAATGATGAAACATCGTGGCAGTCATAAAAATATTTCAGTGCATCGTTATCGGTTAAAAAAACAAGATACGGTAATTTCATAGCTATCTCCCCACAATGTCTAAATGAAACGAATGACCATTGATGATCAGATGCAATTACTATTCACGATGATGGGGGGTGGGTCAATCCCACTTTCAAAATAATAACAAAATAA